GAACCTGAAACTTCAAGAACATTACCTTGGGACTTGGAAGATGTGGTTGTGTCAATGGTTGCTGATTCGTTTGGAGAACAGCAGGATGGAAGTGTTGGATTAACAAGACTTACGCAAGGTCAATTAACATATCAATGGGATTCAAATTCATTAATACAACAATATGCAAGCGTACTCAATGCATATAAAAAATATGTTTTTTAGGGGTTGTTTTATGTGAACCTTTATACGAACAATACAAAATGTGACGGAAGATGTTATATAGATAAAAATATTAAAATTTGGTAGGTGATCATATGCGGATTACGGCCACAGTAACAGTACAAATTAAGTCAATTTCTTATGATTCTGAGGGAATGCCTATTGAAACATGGACGTCTTCGCAAACAATCGAACTATCAAACAAACAGCCATTAGCTGGAGAAATTGCATTTAATGAATATGGTATTTCAGATGCTGGTATTACGAATCTTTTTTTCTTTGCAACATCTACTTCGGCACAGGAAAACGGGAGAATTGTTGATGATGAAGGAACCTATAGTATTTACCGAGTTGAAAAATATCAAAATCACTATGAAGTTATAGTTAGGCCGGTGGTGAGTTAAATGGCAGATGTGGAAATTGATGGTCAGAAACAGTTAGAATCTAATTTTAAAAAGATAACTAAAGCAGCAACAAATAATATTGAGCAAGCATTAATAAACAGCGCATTGGTTGTTGAGAGAGATGCAAAAATAAATGCTCCAGTAGACACAGGTCGCTTGAGAAGCAGTATAAGCCACAGAGATGACAATTTTGGATCAAATAACCCAGCTGTAGAAATTTTTACAGACTTGGAATACGCACCGTTTGTTGAGTATGGAACTTCCAAACAATCAGCAAAACCATTCCTTTTTCCGGCCTATAACAACAACAAACAAAAAATACTAAAGGAACTTGCAAAGGCTTTTAAAAAAGGAGTTGGTTTATGATGCAATCTATAAAATCAGCAGTATTGACAGCATTGCAAATCAACTCAGCAATGTCAACTTTATATGGTCAGAAATTTTATTTTCAATATCCACCTGATTTTGTCAATTTGCCCATAGGAAGTTATTTTGAACTTGGAAACGTTGGCAATATTTATGCCGACGATCAAGAGATAGGGAGTGAAATAATATTTCAAATTGATTTATGGGGTAAAACAAGTCTTACAAATTATTCCTTAGGTGTTGACTCAGCAATGACAACTCTAGATTTTTCAAGAATTTTTACTCAAGATTTTTATGAGCAAGATTCCCAAATTTATCATAAAAGCATGCGATATAGACTTGATATCGGAGAACCAAATTTTTAGTAAAGGAGGTAGTTAAATGCCTAAAAAAGTTTTATTGGGACTAGATAATATACATTATGCACTTTTAAATTCAGATACTACGGCTGGTGTAAGTTATCAAACGCCTGTCGCATTAAAGGGTGCAATGACGGTATCATACAATCCAAACTCAAATGTAGCAACTTTGTTCGCTGATGATGGTCCATATGATACAGCAGAGACGATTGGAGAAATTGAAGTTGATGTTGGTATAGCCGACATATCACAAGAAGATTATGCGGCAATTCTCGGACATACCATAACAGGTGGTGTAATGGCTGAGAATGCAACGGATCAACCGGTTGACCTTGCATTTGGTTTTCGCGCTAAAAGAAGCAATGGAGGTTATTCATATTATTGGTTTTTAAAGGGTAAATTTGCAAAGCCATCAATGGATCATGAAACAAAAGGAGATACAACAAATTGGCAAACTCCAACAATGACAGGTAAATTTGTTACACGTGAGTATGATGGTAAATATAAAGAGTCTACCCGTACTGATGCAACGGATTATACCGCTGCAATAGGTTCAGCATGGTTTGATTCTGTATATGGTACAACAGCAGATACAACAGCACCTACTTACAGCAGTAGTATTCCATCAGCTAATAATACCAGCGCTACCCAGACAACTAATATAACTATTACATTCAGCGAACCTATACTATCAAGCACTGTTACAGCTGCAAATCTAATGATATTGCAAGTGTCATCTTCAACTACAGTATCAGCTTCATTAAGCGTATCAAGTTCTACAGTAACAATGACAATTTCGGCTATTCTTACAGCTTCTACAAGCTATAGTGTGGTTATGGGAACAGGATTAAAAGATGAAGCAGGAAATTCACTTTCTGCGGCTCAAACTTTTGAATTTACAACATTAGCATAGAGAGGGGAAACCCTCTCTAAATTTTAAGGAGCGTGTATATTATGAGAACATTATTAGCTAAAGATATAGCTCCATTTACTAAAATATTGTCAAAAATGGAGCTTAAGGAATCACTTAAAGGTATGTTTGAAAAATCAGAAAAAGGTAATGGCGAAATGATATCTGAACTAATATGGGGAATTACGGAAAACTATTATAAAGCTGAAAAAGAGTTTTTTGCTTTTTTAGCTGATCTTGATGGAAAAACAATCGATGAAATTTCCGAATTGCCATTGCCTGATTTTATAAATTTATTGACTGAAATTTTTAATAATAAAAATTTGCCTTTTTTCAAATTTGCTGCGAAATAGACGCAGCAGAGCTATATGATATTGTTTTGCGAAATTATTATGATACAACTTTTGTATTTAATATGGAAATATGCAACTTTATACCACAAGTTTTAAAAATAAAAGAAAAAGAGATTGAAAAAAAAGTATGGGAAATGTGGATTGCTAAATTGCCATGGATGGACAAAAATAATTATATTTCATATGAAGAAATGCTTAATACTGTAAAGCAACAAGAAATAAAAGAAGAAATGCCTGTCAATGGAGTTTATATTGATCAGGTATTTTTTTAGGTGGTGATGATATGGCCGCAGAGGATATTGGAAGTCTTGTTGTAAGAATTGAGGCAAATTTAAAGAACTTTAATGATGGCATACAAGATGTTGGTAAAAAAGTCGATGGATTTGGCAGTACAGTAAAAAAAATAGGTGGTATAATTGCAGGCGCATTTGCAGTGAAAGCTATAGTTGATTTTGGAAAAACAGCTATTAATATGGCTACTGATTTTGAAAAAGGAATGGCAAATGTAGCAACTTTGCTTGATGGAGATGTAAATACTAGAATAACAGAACTTGGAGAAAACATTAAATCGTTGCAAAAAACCACTGGAACATCAGCGGCAATTTTGCAAGATGGCCTTTATCAAGTAATTTCAGCATTTGGAGATACAGCTGATAGCATGAATATACTTGAAACAGCAAGCAAAGGAGCTGCTGCAGGAAACGCAACTGTTACCGATTCTGTTAACCTTTTAAGTGCCGTAACAAAAGGATATGGAGATACATCTGCTGAAAGTGCTCAAAAAGCTTCTGATCTTGCATTTTTAACTGTAAAATTAGGTCAAACTACATTCCCTGAATTGGCTGCAAGCATGGGAAAAGTAATCCCACTAGCATCTACCTTGGGCGTTAAACAAGAGGAATTATTTGGAGCGGCCGCCACCTTAACTGGCGTTACCGGGAACACGGCAGAAGTAATGACGCAGTTGCGCGGAACCATGCAGGGATTCCTGCAACCAACCGACGCAATGACGCAGGCATTGAGCAAATTGGGATATGCCAATGGCATGACCGCACTTGAAAGCCAAGGTTTAAACGGAATTCTCCAGAAACTTTTGGCATCGGTAGACGGTGATCAAATAGCTTTTGCAAACTTATTCGGATCTATCGAAGCAAAAAACGCCGTTCTTGCTCTGGTTGGTACGCAAGCCGATAACTTCACGCAAAAGACAAAAGCAATGACCGAGGCTGTAGGTGCAACAGATGATGCATTTAAAAAGCAACAAAATACATTTTCAGCAACAATTGCACGACTAAAAGAAACTGCAAGCGTAATAATAACAAATATTGGGACAAAAGCATTGCCAATATTAACAAATATGGCAAATTTTATAATAAATAATTTTCCTCAAATGCAAATGTTTGCAAAAAATGTTTTTGATGAAATAAGTAATGCTATTTCTCCTATTTATGAAACAGTTATTCCATTATTACGGCAAGGATTTCAAGAATTTTCTGATACTATATTGCCAATGTTTTCAGAAAAAATATCTGGCATAAGTCAATCCATATTACCACTTATTATGGATGCACTAAAAAATTTAGCAGAAACAATATTGCCGCCATTAAAAACAATGTTTGAAGTTTTTATAAATGATGTTTTACCTAAATTGGCTGATGCATATATGTCGTTTGTGACTAATGTATATCCAATTATAGTTGATGCTTTTAATTACATTGTAAATACAGTTTTACCACCATTAATTAAGGTATTTGAATATATTGCTACGGAAATTGTTCCATTGTTAGCAGCAAAATTTCAAGAATGGATACCAATTATTGTTGATATTTTTAAAGGTCTTTGGGATGCCATCAAAATTGTACTTGAGGTTATTGTTGCTGCATTTAATTTTGCTTGGCCCACAATACGCGATACTGTAACTAATGTAGTAAATGTAATAACAGGTGTAGTAAAAGCTCTATTAAAAATTTTGCGTGGATTAATTGATTTTGTTATCGGAGTATTTACAGGAGATTGGGAAAGAGCTTGGAAGGGAATAAAGGGCATATTTGAAGGAATTTGGGAAGGATTTCAAGTTGTAATTAAAGGTGCTTTAAACGCATTAATAACAATGATAAATTCTATGATTAGAGGCATAAACAAAATAAACATTAAAGTTCCTGATTGGGTTGCAAATCTTGTAGGTTTGGCAAAAGGTAGTACTTTTGGTTTTAACATTAAAGAAATTCCTATGTTGAAAAAAGGAACAAATTTTGTACCATTTGATACAATGGCATTTTTACATCAAGGTGAGGCAGTTGTACCAGCTACAAACAATCCTAGTAATCCAAACGCAACAAATCCCTTTGCAAATAATATAAGTTTTGAAAACATGGTAACAGGAAATACATTTGTAATTCGATCTGACAACGATATAAAAACGCTTGCAAGAGAATTTTATAATCTTACACAAAGCAAAAATAGAGGTTCTGGAATAGTCGCGATATAAGGTGGTGGTATTTTGATTTATTTTACATATAACGGAGTATCTAGCAAAACATATAGCATAATAGCAAAATCAATTAATCGTCCCATGCTTCCAGTTTTGCGAAGTAGGCAATTAGTTATACCGGGAAAACATGGGACATATGATTTTGCTGACAATACATTCGAAAACCGCATAATAGAAGTTGATTTGAAATATATCGGAACAAGTTTTACTGAACTTCGCACAAGAGCCAGACAAATAGCATATTGGCTAAATGGCTTTGATGGAAAAAAGAATCTTGTATTTAGCGATGAAACTGACAAATGGTATGTAGCAAAAATTTATTCGGAAATAGGATTGTCGAATTTATTTACAATAGGTGAAGCTACCATACAATTTGAATGCGAACCTTTTGCATATGCATTACTAGATGAATACGACGAAACAATAGAATACGATACCGGCTATGAATATGACGAAGGTTTAATTTATCCAAATGCCCGTACGGTATATGATTGGTATTTTCTTGCTCCGTTTTTCAATATTCGCAATCCAGATTCTAGGGAATGGTGTGGTTTCCCATGGACTTATAATCCACATATGACAAGTTTGTATAATTATGGCACAATCAAAACACCTTTTACCATTACGATTTATGGAGAAGTAACCAATCCAATAACAATTTATCAAGAGACTACATCAGCTTCTATAACAATAAGTGCTTCTATGACAGCGGGAAGCACAATGGTAATAGATATCGAAACAATGACAGTAACTTATAACGGAACAAATTATTTAAGTTATGTTTCTGGGGATATAGATAATTTTAATTTAGAAGTCGGAGCAAATGGCTTCTTTTTTTATGGCACAAATCCAGTTTGCGAAGTCACATTTGACTTTGACATTAGATGGCTTTAAGAAGGAGGTAATAATATGGCAGATACATTAATAAGGGAAGCAATTGCATACGGTAGTCAACCGCTTAGTCCAACACCTCAGTACTGGGATGGATCAACATCATATGAAAAAGCACAAGGTATAAATGGTGCAATAAGAGTAATAAATTATAATACAGCAGGTGAGACTTTAACAAATACATTACCTGGCACAATACAAGTTGTAACAAGTGCAGGTGCGACAAACAGTTTTTCTAGTTCTAACCCAGGAAGTGTACAATTAACAGCCACATCAACCGTTTCTATTTCAGGGACATCTTCAGTATCTTTTTCTGGGACAAATACGGTAGAGGTAGTCACAAGTGCGGGAGCTACAGCATTGTTTTCCAGCACTAATCCTGGATCAGTTCAACTAACTGCAACTTCTACGGTTAACTTTTCAGGCAGTGGAACTGTTGTTGTATCAGGCACAGCAACGGTTAACTTTTCAGGTAGTGGCACAGTGGTTGTGTCAGGTACTAGCACCGTAACATTTTCTGGTTCTGAAACAGTTAATATAAGTGGAAATGTAACAGCATTAAATCAAGTTGTAGGAACGCAGGCAAATGCTTGGAGTGCATCAGCCACAGTTACTTCTGGAGCTACATCAAATTCTATAGATTTACAATATAATTACCGGATAAGCTATTTTGGTTCAGTAACAAATACTGCAAGTTTGACGCTTGCCCTAGAAGTAAGTCAAAATAATACAAACTTTTATCAGGCAGCTACAAATACAATAACAGCAGGAACCACAAGTCCATTTCATTATTCCACAGAAACAGCAGCAAGATATGCACGTTTAACTGTAAGTGGTGTATCTGCGACTATAACGGCTACTATAGCAGGAAAGTAAGGTGATATTATGAGTATGACAGCTTTACAAACAATATCTGGCGAAATACAATCACAGCCTTTAAATGATAATTTTAGTTTAATTGGTCAAGACTTTAATGCACATTTAAATGACACAGCAAAAGTATATATTAATGTTATGTCGCCTCCCACTCCGTTAACTGCTGCAAAAGGGGACGGAGCAACAGATGATACGCCTGCTATACAAGCCTGTATCAATTATCTTACAAAGGGAGGTATTATATTTTTCCCTCCAGGAAAATATAAAGTCACAGACACTTTGCTTTTGGGCGATGGAACAACGCTTTTGGGCGCTGGTTCAAATAGATATCAAACCAGACCGAGCTCTACACTTACCGAAAGGTATGTTTCAGAAATATTCAATACCGATAACTCAGAACCTGTTATTGAAAGCTTGGGGAAATATTCTGGAAACAAAAACAATATTATAAAAATAATGTCATTAAAAATCAGTGGGAACCATACAACAACTATGGTTATTGACATGAAAGGATTCTGGAATTCACTTTTTGACGATGTAGCTATTTGTGACGGAATTAAAACTATTAATCTTGAAAGTGATATCGGGAACGGATATACCTGTTATTTTAATAAGTTTTTGAATTGTTATATAGCAGGCGAAAATGCATCAACTACTGTATATCATAATAATTACGGCATACACTGTCAGAATTATGCTCAAGAATGTATTTTTACTAATGTCATTATATCGTCATGCGGTAATGGCTTATACATTGAATCCGGTTCGTACGTGCATGCCTCATTTGTAAACATAGAATATACAGTTACAGATGGCACGAAATATCCTCTATATATAGATTCCGCTGACAGCGTTATTGGGGACGTAAGAATTGATCCACATTATTCTATGAGTAATTCGTTTATTGGGCTTGGCATAAATAGTAAGAATAATATGGTAAAGGGAAAATTGCAAGTATCTCAAGGATTTGAATGGAATTATTTTGTTAAGGATTTAGGGAAAAGAAATGATATACAACTGGGTAATGTCCAAACATTGCTTCATGGTAAAATAGTAATAAAAAATAAAGAATGTACAATACTTGACGGTAGCGGAAATCCTGTTGGATTTACTCTAAACAATGTAAGCTATTCGCAACAAGGTTATTTGTATGGACATATTATAAGCAGGTTTACGAATACTTCTGGTGATATTTACGCCAAAGCAGTGATATTTGCTGATATTCCATATAACAGATTAAAAGCTGGAACCGTATTAAGAATTAGCGGGTATTTCTGTAAAAGTGGGGAAGGCCGTTCTTGCCTAATTATGACTTCCGGTGGGTTTATATCTATAGACGGTTCAACAAATAACGCCAATTTACATATATCTAGTTCTGAATTTACTTATGCTCAAGTATTAATTAGACTAGAATCTGATCTTGCTACGAACTTAGCTGTGGAAATATATCCAAGCCGCGATTTTGCAGGTGGCACGAATGATCCTGCTGTTGGTGACTACATTGATGTCGCAGGATTGAATCTTGAAGTTATAGACACATTGGGCAAATATGAGCGCTCAATAAAAGAGGATGGCTCCGTGGGTATGCTTAATGATTTGAGCTTTAACAATGCTGGCCAAGGCATTATAGTAAAAACACCAGATGGAACAAAGCTGTATAGGGTCAGCGTGGATAATTCAGGTGCATTAACCACTACACTTATTTAATACTGGATATACTAGCAAATTTATGTAAAATAATATATAATCATTATACTGAAATAGGGGGCGATATAGTGACAGTAGCTAACAAGATTCCTCATATTATGAAGGTTTTACTTAAGAAAATATTATACGGCATACAATTCAAAAAGATGGGCTTGAAAACAATATATCCCGAATTGGTGCATCCTACAATCAAAATAGAATCACCAGTGATATTTCTTGAAAAAGTAAGCGTGGGTGAAAATGTTTCAATTGGCAAGAATACATATGTGAGCGAGGGACGAATTAGTCCATTTGTGTCCATAGGTAGATATTGCTCCATTGCTAGAAACATAAACATTGGAGGAACTGAACATCCAGCAAACTGGCTAACATCGAGCCCGATAGCTTATGATAGGGATTTTTACCCAACATTTAAAAATTCTAAAAAGTTTAAATGTGATGATATACGTGTTACCACTATTGGAAATGACGTATGGATTGGCGCGGCAGTTGTAATAAAACAAGGCGTGCATATTGGTGATGGTGCAGTAGTTGGTGCTGGTGCGGTTGTAACCAAAGACGTACCTCCATATGCCGTTGTAGTAGGAGTGCCCGCGAAGATTATTAGATACAGATTCGCCCAAGATGTCATAAATAAACTACTGGAAATTAGATGGTGGGAAAAGGACGATAGCAAATTGCAAAATATTGATTGGAACAATATAGGCTTGGCAATAAAACAATTGGAATACATATAAAAGACTATTGCATGCGTCGAAAGACCTTGCAACAACAACTCGCAAATATAGCATTTATACAAATCGTACTATTGAAACTGAATAAACAAAGGCTGTTTTAAATGGCCGCCAGGAAAGTCAAAGGCTTTCTTGGGCGGTTTTTTATTTGAAAGGAGATAACTATATGGCTAAACTGAATTTACCAGGAGTGCTGGAAGGAAAGACGCCGGAACAAAAAGTACAAAAACTATAAAACAATGAATAGATTGTAAGAAATATTTTGATAATAAATGCCGTTATTGCAGAAAAAGAATTAACTTAGGACCATTTTTTTTTACTTTATCAAATGACAAAGAGGATGCAAAAATAATAATATGTGTCTGTTTGTAAATTTTGCAATAGCAAAATATGTTAATAGAAAGAGGGATTAATTTGATAAAAGTTTTAGATAGTTCATTGAATATATTAGCAATATTAAATAATGTTATTGATACAATTATTAGTGAAGCCATAAATAGAGAATTTACATTTAGTTTTACTGCTGTAATTGATAATGATAAATCAAGTTATGTTAATTATCAAAATAAAGTTGAAGTCGAAGATAATTATTTTAATATTGTTTACACTGAGGAAAAACGCACAGCAGATGGATTGTTTATTAATGCTCAATGTGAACATGTAAGCTATGATTGGCTTGATGTAACATATACGGCAGGATTTACTGCAACAGGCATATTTTCGGCAGTTGTTACCTCAGTTATAAGCGCTGTAAATACTGCATTAACGGCAAATTTTACATTTGGAACATGTGATATAACTGCAAGTCAAACAATAAGCATAAATGAGGAGGTAAACGCCCGTTCGGTATTAATGCAGCTTGCGGCTTTATATGGTGGAGAACTTAAATTTGATAAATATAGAATATCGCTTTTGACAAGGAGAGGTGCAGATCGTGGCGCGCAATTCAGATATCGCAAAAATCTTGTTGATGTAAGCCGGATGGTAGACAACCGGACAAAAACAGATGCAGGATTACCAACCACAAGTTATAAAGCAAATGCAGCAGAA